TGCTCAGAAAGCTAACCCTAATCTAGGAGTATCAAATAACCTAGAATTTATTACCAAAGAGACTAAGAAAGCTATAAATAATCCTTCATACGAGTTAGAGTGTAGAGTCAAGTATTTTAATGATTGGGCAGATAGTGAGGACGTATGGTTACAGGATTTCCTTATTAATGCAGTTACCTCAAAAGAGAGATTAAATATAGATGAGTATTGTAATCCTGAGTATGTATGTTATTTGGGTGTAGACCTTGCTGCAACAAGAGATTTAACAGCAGTGGTTATACTTTTTAGGCACATAGATACAGGGAAATTTACAGCCATACCTAGATTTTATATACCCTCCTCAGCACTCGAAGGTCACAAGCTATCAGATAAATACAAGGAATGGCACCGAAACGGATTTATAGAAGTGTGCCCAGGGAATGTTACAGACTACAACTATATCACTAAGGACATACTAGACCTCAATAACAAAATGATAATTGAAACTATTGGCTATGATGCTTGGAACTCTACACAGTGGGCAGTAGATGCTACTGAGTTAGGATTACCACTACAACAGTACAAACAGTCAATAGGAGCCTTTAATGCACCTACTAAAGAGCTGGAGAGATTAATACTCAGCGAAGGTATAGAGCTAGATAATAACCCTGTACTAAGATGGTGTTTTAGAAATGCTGAGCTAAGGAGAGACCATAACGGAAACTGTAAGCCAGATAAATCTAATGATAATAAAAAGATAGATGGAGTGATAGCACTAATACAAGCTATTGCTATGCATTGGCTGGATTATGGTACAGTAATTCCTGAGCTTCAAGTAGAAACCTACCAAACTAAAATTTAAAGCTATGATTCGATGATACATATAGACAATGAGTAAAATTTATATTCCTAGCAGGAATTTAAGAGAAGTACAATCTAGAGGCTTTGTAGAGCAAATACAAGCCAGCTCAGCTATAAATTATCTAGGCTCTAGTGGTATTATAGCTCCTAATAAAGCACTTTCATTATCTGCTGTATACAGATGTGTAGAGGTAATTAGTGCAGCTTGTGCAAGTATGCCTCTTGAAGTATATAAAAAAGTAGATAGAGGTGTATATACTCCAGACTTTGAGCACTTAGTATCTGATGTAATTGGTGATAATCCAGAGGCTCTAACTTCTATGTACGAGATAATTAAATCTGCTGTAGCTAGTATGCTATTGTGGGGGAATGGGTATATACTAATTAAGAGAGATACTACAGGTACTCCAACTAGTCTACAGTTACTAAGACCACAAGATGTAGAGATACAGTTAGATGATGCTAGAACTACACTTTTTTATAAGTGGGAACACTCAGACCAGTTAATAGATAGAACTGATATGATACACCTTAAGAACTTTACCTATGATGGTATTGTAGGAGTATCTACTCTAACACACGCTGCAAATAGTTTAGGACTTGCTACCTCAGCAGAGGAACACGCTAAAAAATTCTATACCTCAGGAGCATCTAGCTCTGGTATTTTCAAACTGAAACAGGAGCAAGGTAAGAGACAATTTAATAAGGATGGTTCTCTGGAATCTGTTAATGGTATGGATGAGGTTAGAAAGAGTATCAGTGAGGTATATGGTGCTGGAGGTTCTGGTAGTGGTTATATCCTAGTTAATGCTGATATGGACTATACACCTATCACTATTAACCCTAAGGACTCACAACTACTTGAGGTTAGACACTTCGCTGTAGATGAAATCTGTAGATTCTTTGGAGTTTCACCTACTAAAGCTTTTGACCTAAGATACTCTACTATGAATAACGTAGAGAGTCAACAGCTTGCATTTATCACAGATACTATCTACCCACTAACAGTTAAAATCCAGCAAGAGCTATCTAGAAAGCTGTTCAGTAGAAAAGAGAGAAAAATCTACACTATTAAAATGGATTTCACAGCTCTACAGAAAGCTGACCTAGACTCACGCTCTAACTACTACCTACGCTTGGCACAAATCGGTGCAGTAACCGTTAATGAGGTTCGTCAAGATTTAGGTCGCAGTCCTATTGAGGGTGGTGATAATGCTTTAGTGCAGGTTAATATGCAGACTCTTGATCGTGTTATCAAGGGAGAAGATACAGTAGAATCTAAAGTAGAACGTGTAAACGAAACTTAACTATACAGTTATGTGAATGCCTGCAAAAAGAACACAAAAAGATGTGTTTAGTAGAATTCAAGAATTACACCCGAAAATAGAAATAAGCGGAACTTATAAAAATACCTATACACCTATCGTAGTGAGTACAAAATATGGTAGGTGTTTAGTTACTCCGAAAGATTTACTTAGAGGTAGGTCTCCTACAATTCAATCAGCAGTTGATAAAACAGCCTACTGGGTTAGTATGGCTAAGGAATTACACGGATCTTATTATGACTATTCAAAAGTAAGTTATATAAATAACAGGACAAAGATTACTATTACTTGTCCTGTTCACGGAGATTTTGAACAAACACCAGATTGCCATTTAAGGTTAAGAGGCTGCCCGAAATGTAAAAGGGTAGGAAGTTATAATCATACTAATGCTGAAAGACATAAAATAGAGTGGGAGAATACACCTGCTATAGTATATGTGGTTAAATGTTGGAATGATTCTGAGAAGTTCTACAAAATAGGGATTACTACTAACACAGTTAGACGAAGATTTAGAGAGATATCCACTCTATACAACTACGAAGTACAAGACGAAATACATCTAAGCCTATACGATGCTGTAATACTAGAAAAGTGGCTACACAATAGATATAGCAGTACCTCATATACTCCATTACAATCTTTTGGGGGAGATACAGAATGTTTTATAGAGATAGGAGAAAAAAGTGAAGAAAAAATAGAAAAGGACGCTACACAGGAGGCAAGTTAAACTATTTAATAACAGACAATCAATGAAAATTAACGGACAAAGAGAGACCAGACAACTAACTGAGGAGGCTAAAATATCTAATGTTAGTGAGGACTCAAGACAGATTACAGGTTATGCTGCTGTGTTTAATAAATGGAGCCAAGACTTAGGAGGATTTATAGAGCAGATTGACTCAAGAGCTTTTGATGGAGTTATAGAGAAATCTGATGTAATGGCTGTATTAAATCACAACATAGACAGAGGGCTGTTAGCAAGGTCTAAGTATGGTGAGGGTACACTGAAACTAGAAGTAGATGAGATAGGACTTAAATACACTTTTGAGGCACCAAATACTGCTATAGGTGATGAGGTACTGGAAGGAGTAAAGAGAGGAGATATCACTACCTCAAGTTTTGTATTTACTGTAGAGGCTGATGAGTGGGATTTTATCACATCTCCAGCACAGAGAACTATCAAAAAAGTAAATGTGCTATTTGATGTTTCACCTGTATATCAGCCAGCCTATTTAGATACTACTGTAGCACAGAGAAGTATAGACAAACACCTAGAAGATACTAAAACTAAACAGGAGGCTCAGGCTACTCAGTCGGAGTACAGAAAAAGATGGTTACAGATTCAGTCACAACTGTAACACCTACCTAAAATTTTTAAACACACAATTTATCTAAATGTAAGTTAAGATGAATCTTATAGACGCTAGAGAAAAACGTTCTGAGTTGCTAGCTGAGGCTGAGGGTTTGAATAAAACTGCTGAGACTGAGAGTAGAGCACTGAACATAGATGAGGCTACCAGATTTGATACGATTATGAAAGAGGTAGAGACTATCAACCAAGAAATTGAAAGACAAGAAAAACTAGCTCAAGAAGGGCGAAAAATTGAAAACACAAAAACTATTAAACCAGAAGTAATGGAAAAAAGATCATTAGTAGGTCTATTGGCTGATGCCGTACAGACTAACAAAGGAAAAGTAAACTTATCAGAGGCTAGAGCCTTAACTGCTACAGGTGGTGCTGCTGATGCTGTAGCTACCTCAACTGAGGATATTATTACAGCACTAGAAAAAGAATTAGTAGCAACTAAATTAGGTGCTAGATTTATTACAGGTATTCAAGATAATGAGAAATTTCCTGTTATGCCTTCATTCGATGCAGGGTTTGTATCAGAGAATGGTGAGGCTCCAACAAATGACAAATCAATGACTGCTATTAATTTGTCTCCTAAACGTATCTCTACTCAGGTACCAGTATCTAAAACTTTACTATTGCAAGAAAATGTAGGTGTAGAGGCTCAAATTAGAAAGTCTATTGTATCTGCTATTAGACAAGCACTAGAGGCTAAAATGTTCTCTAAAGCTGCTAAGACTTCTGATGCTCCTGCTGGATTGTTAAATGGTATGACTGCTGTAGATTCAGGTGCTGCTATTGACTTTGAGAAAGTAGTAGAATTAGAAGGAGCTGTAGATGCAGCTAATGCACTAGATGGTAACCTAGCATATGTTACTAATTCTAAAGGACGTTCTGCACTTAAAGTAGCTAAAAAAGATGCTGGTAGTGGTCGTTTCGTAATGGAAGGTAATGAGGCTAACGGTTATAATGTTGTACGTACTAATCACCTACCTAATAACTATGGAACAGGTACTAATGAAACTCCTTTAGTATTTGGGAATTTTGCAGACTTGGCTATCGCTCAGTGGGGAGATATTGAAGTAATTGTAGACCCTTATACACTAGCAGCTAACAACCAAGTTAGACTAGTAGTTAATGCAAACTTTGACTTTGCTAAACTACGTCCTGAGTCATTCCAATACTCAACATTTACAGTGTAATAGGTCATTTATATATTTTTTCACAGAGTAGGAGAGTTTAGGCTCTCTTACTCTTACTAATACTTACTGATATGTCATACATTACACTACAAGACGCTAAGGAGCACCTGAGACTGGTAGATGATTTAGATGATACTTATATCTCAATGCTTATTAGTGTAGCAGAACAGGCAGTAAGTGACCAAATTAATGAACCTCTATCTAAGTTTGAGGTAGGAGGAGATATACCAGCACCATTAAAACACGCAGCTCTATTACTTATAGGTCAATTCTTTGAGAATAGAGAGCCAGTTATAGCTGGTGTGAGTATATCTAAAATACCTCTCACATTAGAGTATTTACTCCAACCATATAAAACAGTTGCAGTATGAGAGCAGGGAGACTAGACAGGAGAGTGAGCCTGTATAAAAGTACAACAGAAAAGGACAAATTTGGCTCCAGAAAAGAAACGCTCACTGAATACGCTGTACTACCTGCTAATATTCAATATGTAAAAGGTTCGGAGTTAATCAAAGATGGTGAGATATTCAATAGTGATTTTATTACAGTCACTTTAAGGTATAACTCACAGGTAAAGACCTCAGATGAATTAGAGTATAATGAGGTACGTTATAATATCACTTACATAGAGGAGCTTGGACGTAGGGAGGGTTTACGTCTCACAGCTCATAAGAAAAACACCTAAAAACTAGTGGCTGATAGCTTTAAGCTAACCACTACTGGTATAAGAGAATTAGATCAATTGTTTACTACCCTTCGCAGTGGTCAGCAGAGAGCTGTAATGCTATCCAATTTTAGGAAAGCATCTAAGCCACTGATTAAACAAACTAGGGTAAATTATAAGACTTCACATAGTACTACTTCCAAATCGGGTACATATAAATCTATTGGTAGCTCAGCTAGGAGACGCTCAGCAGCTTTAAGAGTTGGAGCTAGAGTAGCTGGTAGGTATAAAGGCTATCACGCTCACATACTAGACCAAGGTACCAAAGAGAGATTTAGAACTACTAAAAGTGGTAGGAGAGTATCTACAGGTAAAATTACTGGTAGTAAGTTCTTTACTAAGGCAGTAACTCAAACTCAACCACAAGTACAGGAGCTAGATAAAAAGGAGTTCTACAATACCCTCACAGCTTATATCCAGAGGTTTAACAAGAGAAAATCTAAACAAAAATGATAGCACTAGCAATCAGTGATATTCTCTCTAATGACCCAGATGTACAGGAGAGAATAGGAGATAACCACGCTCCACTAGCTGTACCTATCGAGACAGAGGGTACACACGTCACCTACACTACTACCTCTCTGGAACCAACTTATACAAAAGCATCACCTCACGCTGCTAATGATACTTATACAGTGGATTTAGAGACAGTAGCTGACTCATATGCTGATTGTGTAGTAACAGCCCACTCTATAAGGCTGGCTCTTGAAAAGAGTAGAGGTGAGATTAATGGGTTAAATGTAGTAAGAGTCACACTACAAGCTAGTTCAAACTTTATAACAGATGACTCAAAATACTTAAACAAACAAATTTTTTCAATAACTATTAAACACTAATAATATGGCACAAACTACAGGAATTTTAGATGGTGGTATGGTAACCCTATTTGTAAAAGATGGAGAGAATTATACTCCATTCGGGTATTCTACTAGCTGCTCTATTGAACTTTCAGTAAATGAAAAAGAGGTTAGCTATAAAGGCTCAGGAGGCTGGTCTACTGCCTCAGCAGGAAAAAAAAGCTGGACTGCTAATATAGATGGATTAGCAGCGTATGATGACTCGGATAATGGATTTGTGTACTCTATGGATACAGCTATGAAAGGTGACCCTGTTACTATCTATTACGTTGCTGCTGCTGATGAAAATCATTCTACTGCAAATGTGGGAGATATTGCATATAAAGGTGATGCTATTATCACTAATGTGAGTTCTTCTGCTAGCGATGAGGAAAAAGCAACATACTCAGTTTCATTAAAAGGAGCTTCTGCACTTACAAAAGAAACTATAGCATAATTTTTTAACGCTACTAGCAGGGCGGTCTATACTCTAGGCTGCCCTTTTTTATATCAATACTATTTATCAACATTAAAAATATATTCAAATGAATACTAATATAACTATTAACGGAGAACAGTATCCTGTAAAAATGGGATTTAGAGCACTATTAGACTTTGAGGAAATGACAGGTAAAAATGCTAACCAATTAGGAGAGCTTTCTACTAAAGAAATGATAGCTCTATTCTATTTCGGAATCAAAGCAGGGTGTAGAAAAGAGGCTAAGAAATTTAACTATGATTTTGATGGTTTTATAGACCTAATTGAGGACTATCCAGAGATTATAGAGCAAATGGGTAGCCTAATGACTCCAGAGGAGGGAAAGTAGAGACCCACTCAGAAGGTAATGAGGTAGTAGAGTTACCCTCAGTACTAGAGCTGTTTGGTATTGCTGTAGGTAAAATTGGCTTAGACCCTGATTACTTTCTAGATGAGTTAACGGCAGGACAATTCTATTATATACATAAAGCTTACGAAGATAAAGTACGCACAAGCTGGGAACAAACACGAGCTGTAGCATATGAGTCTAGGCTGTTAACGTGTAAAGTTACAGGTGTTAAAAAATTACCAACACTACAGGAATTTATGCCTTTTGAGTGGGATACTAAGCCAGATAAAAGGGAGCAAGAGGACAAGCCTAAGCTCTCAAAGGAAGAACTGGAGCAGCAAGTAAAAGCTGCTACAATGATGTTAAACAATGGCAAACGGAAAGTTTAGTATTTCGGTTCAATTGCTTGCCCAAATGGATCAATTCAATAAAAATATGGGGAGAGCTGGCAAGAGCTTAAACCAATT